AATTTAATACAAGATTGTTTCCAAACATACGATGCCAGTCAAGAGAAATTTGTTAAATTCGAATTATTCCCAAAGCAACAAGAATTAATAGATATTTTTAGAAATAAAAGGCACGTCCTTGTTAATAAATCAAGACAGGCGGGTATTTCTACCGTCACCGCTGCTTATATCGCTGCAATATGTGCTTTAACAACACCAGATAATCCTTACAGGGTGATTATCGTTGCCAACAAGGGCAAGCAAGCGGAGGATTTTTTATCAAAGATTAAGGATTTTCTATCACAGGTTCCAAGATGGGTGTGGGGTGAGAATTATGATAATAGTAAGGAGGTGGACGGCCATATTATAGGTAAGGGGTCTGTAAAATCTATAAAATTAAAAAACGGGTGCCATTTATCCGCCGTTGCAACAAGTAAAGATGCTGTTCGTGGTCAATCTTCCCCAAGAATAATCGTAATCGATGAGGCGGCACACATCGATAAAACGGACGGTGAATTGATGTATGGTTCGGCTATGATGGCCTTATCTTCAAACGTTTCGGGTCAAATGTTTTTGATTTCAACCCCTATGGGTACTGATCCGATTTTTTTCAAAACCTATTCTGAAACAATTGAAAGTAATGGATCAAATAACTTCACGGTTCATGAAATGTATTATTTTCAGGATCCAAGGTATAATAAAAATCTTGTTTGGAAATTTAAAAATCCTGATGGAAGTTTTACGGTAGAAGAAGAAAAAGAATATGATAATGATAAAATGGTGGCCAAATTCAAAAAAGGATGGTTGCCAGAATCCGATTGGTATAAAGAACAATGTTCCATATTACATAACGATAAAAGATTAATTAACCAAGAATTATTATGTAAGTTCGATGGCTCTGGGAATAACGTTATTGATTTTGAGCACATGAAACGCCACGAAGAAAATTATATATGTGATCCGCTTGAAAAGGTAGAGGAAAAGGGCAATATGTGGATTTTTGAATACCCCCAAGAAGGACATAATTATTGTGCTTTTGCAGATGTATCTTCTGGTAGCGGCGATGACTATTCTTCGTTACAGATAATAAACACGACAACTGGTGAACAAGCAGCAGAATATAAGGGTAAATTAAAATCAGAATTTTTTGCACCTATCGTAAAAAAATGGTGTGAAGTTTTTAATGCGATAACAGATGTGGATACAACAGGAGGTTATGGTGATAATCTAATAACTGATTTAGGTAGATTGAATTTCAAATTATTGAAAAAAGATGAAAATGGAGAAATCAAGGGTTTGAAATTTAGTGGAATGAATAGACCTAAAATAATACAACGCTTTGTTAATTACATTGAAACAGATACTTTTAAAATAAAATCTATCCGTTTAATGGCCGAATTGAAAACGTATATTTGGATTAATGGTAGACCTGACCATCAAAGAGGGTTTAATGATGATTGTATTATAGCTGTTGCAGGAGCATTATGGTTATTTGAAACATCCTTTAAACAAATTAAAAATGCACAAGAATATTCCAAACAAATGTTAAATGCGTGGCTTGGGGTAACTAATTCAAGTTCTGAAACAAATAATAGATATTTAAGGCAAGATGGTGTGGATATATCCAATTATGGTTGGCTTTTAAAATAACTTCTTATATTTATATAAAAAATAGCAAATAATGGCTGAAAATAATTCAAGGCAAACAGTATATCAAAAATTAACTAGCTTCTTTTCTGGAGGTAAAGAAAATCCCGTAGTAGGAGGTCAAAGTTTTAATACTCAAACGGTAGGTGTAGATAGAGAACTGTTAAGAAGTAAAGACAGTAAAGATATTGAAGTAAAAAAATTAGAGAAGCAACAGTCTTCATATATAAGAAGTTTGTGGAATAAAGCTACTTCTTTAATAAAGTATCAAGTTCTTCAAAATGAAGCCCGTAGAATACCTTCTTATTATGATTATGAAAAAATGGAAGAGTATCCTATTATAGGTGCTGCATTAGATATTTTTATGGAAGAATGCACCCAGCCGAATGAGAAGGGTAATGTATTGAACATTTATTCAGAGAGTGAAAGGGTAAAAAAAGAATTGGAATCAATGTTCTACGATAAATTAAATATCAATATGAATATTGGTATGTGGATGAGGAATATGTGTAAGTATGGTGATAATTTTGTTTATTTAGATGTAGATTCAGATTTAGGTATTATAAATTGTAAACAGTTACCCACTATTGAAATCGAAAGGGAAGATAATGATTTGTTGGATTATATCATTTCAGAGAAAAAAAGTGGCACTATTTTTAAATGGAGAACATCTAGAACCGTTGAATTTAAAGATTGGCAAATTGCACATTTTAGACTTTTGATTGATGATAGAAGAATCCCTTACGGTGTGTCTATCTTAGAAAAGGCACGTAGATTTTGGCGTAATCTGCTTTTAACGGAAGATGCTATGAGAACCATCCGTTTAATAAGAGCGAGTGATAGAAGGGTATTTTACATTAATATAGGTAATATTGACCCTAACGATGTTGGTCAATATATTAACAGCATTGCCGATAGATATAAAAGGAAGAAAACAGTTGATCCAGAAACAGGGCAGGAAGATTTAAAGATGAATGTTTTGGGTATTGACCAAGATTATTTCATTCCAATTCGTGATGCCAATGATGGTTCAAAAATTGATACAATACAGGGTCAAACTAATTTAGATATTGCTGATATTGAGTATGATTTAAAATTATTGGTAACTGCTTTAAGGGTACCCAAAACATATTTGAATTTCGAGGAATCTGTTGCTGAAGGAAAATCTTTGGCAATGCAGGATATTAGATTTGCTAAAACTGTTAATAGGATCCAATTATGTTGTTTACAAGAGTTAAATAAAATTGCGATGGTTCATCTAATCGCTTTGGGTTTAGAGGAAGAATGCGGTAATTTTGTTTTAAGTTTAAATAATCCATCTATACAAGCAGAAGTTTTAAGGATGGAGTTATTAACTCAAAAATTAGATACTTACAAGGCGGCTGTGGAAATAGCTGCTGATGGTATCGCACCTATGTCACATGCAAGAGCGAAAAAATTAATTCTTAATTTCACTGACAATGAAATCAAAGAAGATTTGTTACAACAAAGAGTTGAAAGAGCTATTGGTATCGAATTACAAAAAACAGAACAAATCATTCAAAATACTAAATTGTTCGATGAAGTGGATAAGATTTATGGAATGCCAAATGCAGAATACACTCAAAACACTGATGGAACAACAATGGGTGGATCAGAAGGTGGTGGCGGTGCTAGCGGTGGTGATTTCAGCGATTTAGGAGGTGGATTAGGCGGAGAAATGGAAGGTGAAGCTGGTGGAGGTGAATTAGGTGGAGAAGGTGGTGGAGAATTAGGTGGTGAAGAGGGTGGTGGAGCAGAAGCACCTGAAGCAGGTGGTGAAGAAGTAACAGGTGGAACCCCACCAGAAGAATAAAAAAATAATAAATTGACATAATTATATAATAAACTTTTAAATAAGATGAATCAAATCATAAAAATAAAAAAAGGTATTGATAATTTACTGCAAGAATCATATTTGAACAAAGAATCAAATAGTTCAAAATTAATTCTTGAAGAAATAGCTAATAATAAAAATCTTCAAATATTATACTATACGGTTAATAATTTGGAAAATCCTCCTGCTTTACAGGAATCTGAAATCGAAGATTTTATTAATGAAAATATTAGATTTTCTAATTCCATAGATAAAAGTGATTTGAAGGGTTTATCTTCTAAATTAAATAATTTGGAACTTACTGATTTAGAAAAAAGTATCAGTATCGTTTTATTTGAAGAGCGCAATGCTTTGAATTTTGTCGAGTACAATGAAAGCAAGAAAATGATTTATGAGCATATCAAATCTAAAAATGTAAAAAACAATTTAGATTTATCTCAATTTTCAGAAGAAGAGCTTTCTTTGGCTAAAAACTTCATAGATAACCCCGAAACAGTTTTCAAGCAGATTAGCGAAGAATGTTTAAGTGTCCTTGACAATAAATTAAACGAGGCTTCGGACGACGAAACTAAAATGTTAATCTATAAGACGAAGGAAAAAATCTATGAAACTCAATTAAAGAATCAATATGAAGTTGATAATTTAATTAATTTAATTAGTTTGAAAAATAGTTTAATAAACGAATAGTTTTACTTATATTTGTTTATATAACAATTATTTATATGACAATAGACGATAATTTTCAGAGCAAGATTATTAAGAAAAACGGTATTACGAAAGTTGAATTACAATGTTGGGTTGAATTACAGGAACAATTGAGCGCTGTTGATTACAAAAGGGAAATTTGCAATTTTACAAAGGCTATAAGGAAAAAGGTTTTTGAATTAAAGCAAAATTTTAAGGACAATTACGA